ACCGTTCACGCCAGCCCACGCTCCTCCGGGATAATAAAATCCCACTGATGAGCCGCCGACAAACAGTTGACCAGAGGTTCGCGTATGCCCATCTGTCCCCAACGTCATCCTCGTCACCCCATCAGTCTGCAACTCCAGAGCCCTCGCCGTGCCGCCTGCTGATCCTTTTTCCGTGCCGATCTGTAGCACGTTGCTGCTCCACTTGAAGAAGCCGCGCTCAAAATTGTCCGTAGCCGTGAAGGTGTTGTAGACGCGGAAGGTTTGGGCGTTGGTGCTGTTGACTTGCTCAATCAGATTTGTGCCGCCTGTTAGTATGCCGCTGGTGCCGAGGGTGAGTGAGGTGGTGGCGGCAAGCCCGCCTGTAACGGCTAATCCCGTTGACGTAAAAGCGGCAACTTGAGTCAAGGCTCCTGCGGATGTTCCCAAGCCGATGCCAATAGTGGGGGTTCCAGGATAGCCGCCATAGACGGCCCCTTGGTTGTTTGCTCCGCCAAGGCTGGGAAACAGCACTCCGCGTGCCGCCGATGTAGTGGTCGGAGGGGCCGATGTGGCGTTGGCGGCAGTGATAATATCCGTGGCCCCAACGGTCGTGAACGAACCGGCGGCTGCGGTGACGTTGCCGATCGGCTGGCCCTCGACTTGGATGCGACCGGAGGCGTTAGGGACTGTCAGCGTGCGGGTGGTGCCGGTAGATATGCTGCCGAGGTCAAAGGCGAGGTTGCGGGTTGAGTCAGAGTTGTCGTAGAGCAAAAACTGCGAGTCGCTAAACACGTCCGGCAGCGTGCCTGCGTAGGTGTAGTCAGAATCGCGGTTGCTGCCGCCGGTCGCCGTTCTGATGTAGATGCCCGCCTGCTTTCGCGTGACCGGCCAGACGCCGCTGGCCGTGCGGACAAGCCATGCGGAGTTGATCGCGGCGGTGCCGTCGAGGGGAAGGTCCGCGTAGGTTGCGACCTCGCCGTCAATATACGAGTCGCCGCCGCCTCCGCTTCCGGTGAAGTCGAAGTTGCCTGTCAGCGGATTGAACTTTATGGCCATTTCAGATTGGAAATTTCAGATTTAAGAGCGGGTGACGGTGGCGATGCGGGCGTCGTCCGCGCCTGGAGTGCCGCCGACATAGGTGAAGGTCAGCGTGGCGACGGTGGTGGCGCCTTCCTTGTAGACGACCGAACTCAAATTGTTTGTCGTGGTGACGTAGTTCAGCTCGACCTCGGTGTGCTGCGGTATATCGAGGCCGGCGATGTTGCGGATTTTGACGTTTGGATTCATGGCTTTAGGCGGCGGCGGCCGCCGGCGTGGTCTGCATCATCTGGCCTTGCAAGGCGGGGACGGCGCCGACTCGGCCGATCTGGGCGTTTTGGGTTTGCTGCACCTGGAAGGCGAAGGCTTTCAAGCGGGCTTCGATCATGGAGCGGAAGATTTCGTCCGACTGGAATCGCTGGGCCACGGCGGGGTTGGCCTGGACAATCCCCTGGAGGACTTGGGTGCGGAGCTGGGCGTTCATGCCTTCGGTCGGCAAGGGCGGCTCGGTGCCGGCGGCGATCTTGGTATAGGCGAGCTGCTCTTCCTCGGCCTCCTGGGCGGTGGCGACTTCCTGCGGGCGCACGATCTTTTGGGCGAGGCTCGGGTCGATCGCGTTCATCACGAATTGGACGAGGCCGGCGCGGTCAATCGTGCCGGCCACGTCGAGGGGAACAGCCAGGCGGGTGATCGCGTCGAGTCGCTTGCCGAGCAGCTCGACGTCGAGATCGCGCACGTCGTATTCGGCGACCAAATCAAAACGTCCCTGGATGCCTTCGCGGGTCAGCTGGAAGGGCGCGGGCATGGCGCCGGCCACGCGGAAGAATTCGATGTCCGTGATGTATTGCTGCATCAGGGCAAAGGCCTGGGCGACCATGGCTTTGCAGCTGCGGAGCCAGCGGTCGACCTGCGTCTGCTGCTGCAGCATGGTGAGCGGCTGCGGGACGCTGTTGGCAAAGCGGCCGAAGTATTGATCCACGTCGGCCCGGGTGCTGGCTTCGATTTCGATCGTTCCCTGGTCAAAGCGGGGTGGCTCCATCCAGCCGAATTCATTGGGCCGCCTCTCGGGGATCTGGGCGCCGGGGCCGAAGACGAGATTTACTTTGCCGCGGTTGCTCGGCACGCGAATTGGGGGGAGCACGGCGATACTGGCGCGGTCGGATCGGAAATCTCGCTGCGTCTTGATCTCGAGCTGCTGGGATTCGACCAACTCGGGGACGCCGCGGCTCTCGAGGATGTTGCGGCTGACGCGTTCGCGGCAGAATTCGACGAAGGGGTATTGCTGGTGATGATACGGGAGCAGCTCGGAGAGGGCGGTGACGTGCGAGACGCTCTCGTGCAGGACACTGTAGGTAATCCGGGTGGTCTGGTCCTTGTTGTGCTGTTTCTCGTAGTAGTGCCAGAGCTCGATCATCTCGCGCTCGGTATCGAGGTTGATCAGCTCTTGGCGGTAGTAATTGCGGATCGGCCGGCGGTAGGCGCCTTTGTGCTTGAGGGCGGACTCGACGAATTCCTCATCGTAGCCGGCCGTGACGATGCGCTCGCGCAGCTCGGTTTCGCTCACCACTTCGCGCCAGGCGACGAAGCGGGCGCGTTGCAGGTCGCCGGTTTGCGCTGGGAAATAAATGTCCTCCCAGGGCTCGAGGGCGACAAACTCCGGGCGGTTCTCGAAGATATACGGGTTGTCGTATTCGGCGGCGCCGGTGTTGCGCAGGTCGCGGATCACGCTCACCTTGGCCGCTGCCGGGCTGATCAGATCCTTGAGCATACGCACGGCGTCCGCTTCCTGCAGCGGATCGAGGATGCTCTCGAGCAGGATCTGGATCATGGGGTCGCCGGTCTCGGCGAGCATGGCTTGAAATTCGTCCAGGCTGATCGTCTTGCGCTCGGTGCGGGTCGTCCGGCGCCAGTTGATCGCCATGATGCCGAGCCCATACATCTCCTGGTATTGGGCCACGAGCTCGATCTCGCGCCTCAGATCATCGGCGGCGTGCTGGAAAAGCATCCAACGCAGGGCGGTTTCCGCGGCGACCTTCGAGGCGGCGTCGCCTGTCTCGATCGGCTGGAGCTGGAGCTTGGAGCGGAAGAAGGCGTTGGAAAGCAGGGAGACATTCTCGTTGACGATCTGGTCCGCCAGGCGCACGCGGGCATCCGAGGCGCCTTCCCAGGGGAAAGCCTGCCGGCCGAGGGCTTGCGACTTCTTGCGGCCGCTCGGGTCTTGTCCGTTCCAGAGGGCGTGACGGGTCTCATAATTCCTCTGCTTCTTGTCCAGGTAGCCGCCGACGTCGGACTCGGCCTCTTGGATGTTGAGCAGGTAGCCGCGGATCGTTTCGCCGTCGGGGGCGCCGAGGACTGCGGAGGTGTCGTAGCCAGCCGCAATCATCACGCGAAGTTCGCCACGGGCGCGGAGTTTTCGGTTTTTGGTTCTGAAACTGAATCACTGAACACTGAACCACTGGAAACTGTGTCGGGGCAGATGCTGGTTACTTCACTGGGGTTGCAGTCCAGACCGGCGAAGGAAAACTGTGTCTTGGAGGAGCTGCTCTGCACCCGACACTCCGGATTGTCGCGGAGGAGGCTCTTCCACCAATCCTTCTGTCGCGTGATGCCGGGGTGGCGGCGCTCCCAGTCGATGAAGCTGAAGGCGTCGATACTGGCGACGTGCTGCCCTACCCCTTCGATGTGGGCGTGCTCGAGGCGGGCGTTGGCCGCGGCGATGCGGAGCTGGCGGGCCTTGGCATTGACTGCCTGGGCATACCAGCCGCGGCACAATTCCTCTTTGACCAGGAAGCCGAGTTCACCATCGAGAGAGTCGAGCATAGAAAAGTTGTTAAGTCATTCAGTGTTCAGCCGATCTACTGACCGCCGACTGAAAACTGAAAACTCTGCTGACAAAGCAGCACGCTGTTGCGCCCCTGGGATCTTTCCTAAATCCCACCATGAGTTGTTGCCGAGTTGGCGACAGGCCCAGGGGCGCAAAGTGCGTGCTACCTCATTAGGTCAGCGTGTCGAGCTGGGCGACTTCGAGGAAGATGTGAATCTCCCCGGCGTCGAGCTCAGCCAGGTCATACGCCGCCATGGAGGCGAAGTTGGCCACGATGGCTGTGGCCGCAACGTAGGCAAACGGCGTGGTCGAAGCATGGGCCTTGGCCAGTATTTCGGTGCCGTTTACGTTGAGCTGCTGCGATGCGATGATACGATCCGTGTCGCCGGAATCTCCGACGATAAGGACGTTGCTGTTGTAGGCCGCCGTGCCGGTGAGTTGGAACGGGGTCTTGAGGTAGGTCGCCGCGGACTTCACAACCGAGTTGGCCGGCAGGGTGATCAGGGTGATGTCCTGCGCGGTGTTGTCGGCCGATGTCGTCAGGTCGGTATGATCGATGACGAAGCGGTAGTTGTAGCCACGAGGGGACTCGTGGAGTGAGCGGAATGCGTTGGTTGTCATGATGCTGATTTCCTTTGGTTAGTGATTAATCCGCGGTGCTGGCGATTTTGCCAAACATCAGGGGGTTATCGACCTGGAGGCCGGCGATGGTGTCAACGATGCCGCGGGGACCGCCACCTTCGTCGTCGAGGGGCATGTAGCGCGGGCGGCGGTTGTAGCGGATGTGAACCGCGTCCATATCGAGGATGTAACCACGGCGCAGCTGCGAAGCGGCGACCTGGTCCTTGGCCAGAAATAGGGATGGCGTTAACACAAGCTCTCCAAAATCGCCCACAAAAAGATCGACCTTGGCGTAGTAAGACGCGTCGGAGGCATCCTGGTTGAAGAGACGAACGGAGCTGCCGGTGTTGGTGCTGCCAAACTGGGTCTGTTGGAACCCGGTGAAGCGGCGCTTGAGGTTCGGTCCGCAGAGGAGCGTGTAGCTCTTCACCTTGCCGGTCTGCTCGTAGAGCGACTGGAGCAGCGCCTGGATGGTGCTGTCGGTGATGCTGTTGGTTGCGGTCGTGCTGATCGAGGCGGCCGGGGTGCGATACGCGGTGGGGACGGCTGTGGCTGAATCCGCTTGAACTGAATTTGAGATCCAGCTGCCCAATCCACGTGTGGTGAAAGGGGTGACGCCGGATTGTTCCGTGCTGTCGCGGTCGGAGCAGAACACACTCTCCAAATCGCGGGCGATTTCCTGGAGGCTTTTTGTGACAGCTCTCGCCATCTCGCGTTTGCGGCCGATGCCGGCGACGTCAGAGACTGACTCGGCGAGATCGTCGATTTTTGGCAGCCTGCGCAGCTTTTGAATCCGGCCGTAGAGACGCTGGCGTCCGGCGGCGGGATTGCTGAAGGTTGTCGCGTCAGCGTTGGAGAGAACGCCGGTGAGGACGGGCTCTTCGAGGTTGTCGACCAGCCAGCTGAAAAGCGGGTTGGTGGGGTCTTTGGATTTGCGGGCCATCGAGAGCAACGGGGTGCTCTTTTGGTCTGCAACGGCAATCAGGTCCGCGAGGTCTTCGCGGGCGCCGACTTGATTTTGAATGAGAAGCTCAGCCATTGTAGTTGATTTTTCTAAATATTGGTTCCGAAGTTTGGGCGGAAGTTCCTCACACGAGGGCTTCCATGAATGCTTCGAGGGCGCCGCGATCGCCTCGACCCTTGAGCGCGGCTTCGGCCTTCTGCCGCAACGACGCGCCCGGTGAGGATACCTTTGGGCTGGCCGACGGGTTCGGGGTGTTCGGAATTCGATCCGAGGCCGCCGTCTTGGCCGGTGCTGGCTTACTGGACCGGCCGGCGGATGCTCGCTTTTGCATCTGCTCGACTCTGGCCATACGAAGTCGCTGCCCTTCAAACGCGTCGCCTACAACCAGCTCCCAGCCGGGGATCTTGGTGATGAACGGATATTGCTTCAGCGTGGCGACCAGGAAGTTGTGGGCCGACGTGCCGGTCTTGAAAAAGTCCGGGTAGAAGGTTTGGGCTTCCGGCAAGGTTTGGGCTCGAACTGACAGGTATTCCTGCTGCTTCGGCCCGGCCTTGAGTAACGACTTGGCGTTGGAGCGGATCTGTTTGACTGCGTCGGCGTCGTAGAATTTCTCTTCGCCGTTCACGGTTACTGTTCCGCCATCGCGGTTATCGTCGGTCCAATCAAGGACCGCCTGCGCTTTGGCAATCTCCGCCTCGAGGGCGTTGACGTCTGAGAAGGCACTGAGCGGATTCTCCGGGTCCATGGTGACGATGGGAGGCTTGGCCGCGGCGGTTGCCGTGGCGGCTTCGAGGTCGGCCTTGATCGCGTCGAGCTGCTCGCGCAACTCGTGCTTCTCGGCCGTGAGCCGGTCGATGCGCTTTTGGACTTTGTCCGGGGCGACCTTGTCGGTCGCCGCGTCTTCATCCGCGGGCTCGGGTTCCTCGCCGGCTGTTTCCTCCGGTTCGTCTTCCGTCGTGGGCTCTTCGTCGTTCTGGTCCTGCGCCGCGTCCGTTTCCGGATCTGGCTCGGTGGATTCGTCAGTTGCTGCTTCGTTTGGCTCGGGCGTCTCTTCGTCGGGTTTGGCTTCGGCCGCTGGCTGCTTGAGTTGAATCCCAAGGTTGGCTGCGACTTCGGCGAAATCGACGTCACTGACGTCCGCTCCGGTAGGTAGCACCTGCTGTGGTGTATCCGTTGACATGGTTTTTATGCGTCCAAGAACGCGACAGGATTCAAGTTGTCCGGCGTCGTTTGCGTCGCCAAACATGCGCGGTGAATCAAGAAGTCCGCTTGCATGTCAGGGGAATTACGGGGGCCTGGCGCGGAATGATAGGGGCCCGTGTTTGAAAGACCGCGCATTCCCCAAGAATCCCGCGAAATACCCGCAAAGGATTTGAAATTTCAAATTTGAGATTTGAGAAATGCGCAACCGCGCTTTCCATTTAACGGCGGAATTTGTAAAGCCCCTGCCTTAAAGCCTTGCCCGTCCTTACCCTGGCGTCAGAGCACTTTGCGGAGGTAGACGCTGCCGGCGCCGCCCCACTTCGTGCCGGGGCGATAGAATTTGTAGCCGCAGGCGATGAGGCTGTTGACGCTCGGGCAATTCCAGGGGACGCAGTAGGTGACGATCTCGTTGACCGCGAGCTGGCGGGCGGCGCGTTCCCTGGCGTGGATGAGGCGCTTTTGTAGGCCGCGGCCGCGGTGAGCCGGGATCACCCCTACCCTGCAGAGGAAGGCGAGGCCGAGATTCTGCTTGGCCTGGCAAAGCCGGAGGCCGGCGTAGCCGACGGGTTGCTTGCCGTGCCAGACGATCCACCAAAGGCTCTCGGCCGTGGTGATGCGGTCGTCGTGGGGGAAACAGATTTCATCCAAGGCCAGCACGGCCACCGGCAGATCCGCCAGGGCAATGCGGTAGGGTTTCACTGCTTTAAGAGGCGGTAGTGCGGGACGGCGCGGGCGTTTTGTTCCAGCTGGATGACGAAGTTCTGGCGTTCGGCGGTGCCGTTTTTGACCATTTTGCGGACGCGGTTGCCGGTGATGCAGTTGGATTTGCCGATTTCTTCGGCGAGCTGCGCCACGGTGAACCATCCGGGCGGGACGGTGTCGAGCTTGACGAGGCTCTTCTTCAGCTCGGTGCAAAAATTGGCCAGCGAGGATTCGATCTGCTCGGCCGTGATCTTCGTCTTCTTGGTCATATCCGGGTGACTTTGGGGGCCGGCGGGTTGTAGAAGATGTGGGTCGGGGTCGGGAGGGCGCCTTGCGGTTTGCCGCGCCAATCGAGGATCAAAATGCTGGGACGCGGGACGCTGTCGGGGACGACTTTGTGGCCGTGCCGGGTCAAGAATTGCCAGCCGCCGGTCACGCCGATCAGGCCGGAGCCGTCGCTGAAGACGCCGCCGCAATGCCGGTGGCCGCGGAGATAGACCTGGGCGACCGGGTGGCCGGCGCGGACGCTGTTGAGGCGGGCGTTGCCCAAGGTGATCGAAAGGGCGCTGGCCTCGAGGTAGGCGCGGCTGGTCGCGCCGATGTGGTGGGTGGCGTCGACCGCGCAGCCGTGGATGTTGATCAACCACTTCTCGCGGGCGACATCGTCCTGGGCGCCGATCAGCCTGGCCAGATAGCTCTCGACGTCATGGGTATGGCACTCGGTGCCTTTGGTCACAAAGGTCGCCGCGGCTTTCGAGGTGAGCGGCTTGAGGGCTTCGGCCGCCATGGCGCAATGGTTCTCGATCAGCGAGGCGACGACTTCCGGCGACCGGTGATGGATGCCTTCGGTCGCGTCGCCGTTGACCAGGACGGCGTAGGCATCGCGGCCGGCGATGGTGGCGACTTGGGCCAGGGCATCTTGCCAACACTCCCAGAGCCAGGCTTGGTGATGATTCTTGCCGAAATTGATTGTGTTGCCGGCGAGGTTTTCGCTATCGGGCGGCATGAGGCCGACGGACGATCCGCAATGAAGGTCGCTGCAAACGACCAGGATGGACGTCTTGGCCGCGGCTTTCTTTATCCGGCGTGCCATGGAATTGGGGAAGGCGCAGAGGGTTCATGCGGACCGCTTACCTGCGCAAAACCTTCCCGGTGCACAGAAGAAGGAACGGGACCGTCCGGGGAATAAATGCGGCTCGCATTGCTTACGCCATGCTTTGCAATATTTTTGACGCGTTGCCTTACATCCATGCGCCGCGAGAGATGCGGGCGGAGATAAGAAAATGCGAGGACAGGACGTTAGGAATCCCGCGGAATCCCCGACAAGACCGCGGAATACCGAGAAGTAGTGTTCAGTGGTTCAGTGTTCAGTGTTCAGTTGGATCGGCTGAAAACTGAAAACTGAACACTGCCAACTGCACTTGTTCTACAAGTGCTCTGCCATCGCTTCGACTCGCTTGGCTTCCAGGTCGTCGTAGAGTTCGACCAGGGCGCAGAGTTGGCCGGCGGCGTGCGCCTGGTAGCCGGGCTCCTTCGCCGTGGCCATGGCGCTGGCCAGGTTGGTTGCGTCGGCAATGCGGTCCTGCAGCGCGGACATGACGGCGATCCACACCGGCGGCGCACTCTCGCGGGTGAAAGCGAGCGCCTCGCCGGGGTCGAAGTCGGCCGGCAGCGGGTAGAGGTCAAGCGGCGGGCGGCGCCACGGGCGGAAGAGACGGCGGAGCAGGTTTCTCATTTCGGGCTGAAGGCGCCGATGCCCTTCTTCATCTGGTTGTAGATTTTCGGGCTGACGGTGCTCTTGCTCTTCGGACGGCTGGTGCCGGCTTTCTTGCGAGCGTTGATGTTGGCATAGAGGCCGGGGTTTTTCTTGGTCATAGTTTTACTTCCACTTAGTTGCGTTTGCCCAATACGCGGCGGACATTTTGCCCTTCGCAATATTGGCGGCATGTCGGGCTTTGAATGCTTTGTTCCGTTTCGTGCCCGACGGGCTGCCGATGACGCCCTGCTGTCCGAACCGGATAATTTTCTCTTCCCCACCGGCGCAGGCCTTGACCACGTGCGACTTGGTCGCGTGGCCGGGCGTGCGCTTGGGGGCGTTGCACTTCATCATAGATTTTTTGATCATAGCGCGGCCTCCAAGTGCAGGGCTTCGGCCACGTCGCGGCGGCGAAACCATTTGATTTTGTAGCCTTTGAGTTTGATCGGGCGGAGGACTTTGGCGTCCAACATCTTTCGATATTGGTCGGGCGAAAGTCCGGTCCACTCGAGCACGTCGGCGCGTTTGAGGAGTTGTTTGGTCATGGATAAGTTTTCAGTTTTCGGTGTTCAGTGTTTGGAGTTTGGGGAGTCAGTAAGAGCCGGCGGGTGTTACTTCGAGGTCCTTGGTCGAGACGTAGCTGGCGCCGCTGAGGACGAGATAGCGGAGGACGTCGATTGCGTCTTTGGTTCCGGCGCTCTTGGTGTTGCCTTCGCCGGTGTATTGGCTGAGGGCGAAGATCATGTTTTTGCAGTTGCTCGAGATATAAAGGTTCGGCTGGTTGAGGGCGCTGATCTCCTGGTTGTCGTCGTAGCTGAGCCAGTTGATGATCATGGTAACGCCTTCCTTGATCGAATCGCCGGGGGCGGCGGTGAAATCCAGGCCGATGTCGGCGCATTCTTCGATCAGCGTGGTCGGCGCTTCGCGGGCCACGGTGGCGCTGTTGCCGTAGCGACTGTCCATGAGGCGCTCGAAGACGGTGATCGGTTCGTTGAGGCCGAGGTCGCGGCCGTGTTTGGCCTCGAGGTGCTCGATCTCCAACTTGTAATGCGAGAGGCCGAAGCCGAAAGAGCGTTGCGCTTCGCCGGCCACGCCGTCTGGATTGTTCCCACCGGGCACGGCCCAGGGCCCGGGCAGGCCGACGCCGGGGACTTCGCGGACCTGGCTCGGCCATTCGTCATAGACGAAGCAGCGGCCGGCCTCGTCGAAGCGGGCCCAGATCATAAACCAGTTCCGGCCGCTGCAAGGGTCGACGACGTGATAATTTACGCCGGTCTTGGGCACGCGGTCCGGCGGGATGACGTGGACCGAGGTGTTGAATTTGGCGAACATATTCGCCGCCTTCTTGGTCGGCACGCCGTAGGCCCGCATGAGGACGCGGTCTTTGGACGACTTGAGGAGTTCGGTGCGCATCGCCTCGTAGTTGCCGAAGGGGTTGTCGGCGGTATGGAAGTAGACGACGCGGGCGGTGGGCTTGCTGCATTGCTGGACGCGGGGCACGCGGAGCGGCTGGCCTTTGAGGTCGGTGAGGAGTTCGGCGGGTGCGTCCTCGAGCGTGATCGCTCCGGCCAGGTATTCGGCAACGGTGTCGGTGTAGCCGAGGACGGGCGTGAAGCCGACGGCGAGTTCGCCGTTGCGGGTGATAAGTCGAAAGCGGAGGGCTTCGATCCACTCGGGACTCACCAGTTCGTCTGCCCAGCAGTAGGTTAATTCGGCACCTTCTACGGCTTTGACGTCCATGGAGTAAAATTTGAACCAGCACTGGCTGCCGTTCGGGAGGACGAATGAGTTTTCGGTGAATCCGCCTTTCTGCGAGTAGGTGATGTTCGTGACGACGCCTTTGCGGAGTTTGCCGGAGGCGGCGGGTTTCCATTCGGCGGGGAGGTATTCCCAGATGTAGGGTTGCTGGTTCTGGATGCTGGAGGCTTCGGTGGATTGCAGGCACCAGACTTTGGCGCCGGGGGTATTGACCAGGATCTGCACGGCGCGGCGGGCGAGGTAGCGGGATTTGCTGGCGCGGTTGCCGCCGAGGATGAGCAACTCGGTGACGCCTTTGGGGAATTGCTCGCGGAGTTCGGCGAATTGGCGGTCGGCCGTGGACCAAACGGGCAGGACGGCGCCGTAGCGGTAAGGATCTTCGATCTCGAGGCGGATGCGTTCCTCGAAGAGTTTGTGGAATTCGACAAGCTGATCCGGGGTCATGCGGCGGACGCCGTCGTCGAAACGGACGAGGACGTTGCCGGCGGGGTCGCGGCCGAGCAACGTGGGGGCTTCGTGGATGGGATGGGCGGTGAAAATCATAAGGCGCCTGACGTGTGACTTGTGACGAGTGACGTGTTCAGATGGCTGAGGTCACTTGGTTTTTGTTGCGCCCCCTCTGCTCATCCCCCGCTTCACCGCCGTGCTGATCTCATGCAGCGCATGGAGCATATTGCCCCGCTGGCGCGATAACTCCCAATAGTTCTCGTTGGAACTGGCTTTGAGCTTGGCGATCTCTCGGTGCGCCTCCTTAAGCTCTTGCTTGGTGTCCTGCAGCTCTTGGCCGAGGATTTTGTTATAGTCCTGCAGGATGTTGTTCTGTCTCGCCAAATCAAGGGAGCATCGTTGCTCCTTTCGCAAGTCCTCCCGCAGTTCCATTA